AATCCGGTCAGCGTCTCGCCCTTCTTTAGCAGATCAAGTATGGTTTTTTTCTGATCCATGCGGCCTCCTAAAAGCCTGGTTGATTGATTATCACGATTGCAACAATTGCAACTATTGCAACAAAAGGCAAAACGTATTCAAGCGCTTTTCGCATTCTTCCCCGCTCCGTTCAACTTCGCCTTCTCAATCCCAGCCTTCCGCTGCTCTGCGGTCAATACCTGGGACAAAAGTTGATACGCCTTGCGCGTTTTTGTCCCTTGTGCCGCCTCATGCCATAGCCAGCCGTAGGCTTCGATGATTTCAGGCTTCATTCCGCCCTCGCTCTGATCGCCAGCAGCAGGTCGCGCAGTTGCTGCACCTGATCTTCTGTCAGCGAGCTATACGCGTGCTCGCCGTCAGTTATGGCAACTTCCAGCGCCTCCACCGGCAGATTGCTCAACAACATCGCCGGTCTGGTGTTCGCCGCACATGCCGAAGTTGTTAATATTGTTGGTACGCTGTCGCGGAGTTTGCCAAGCTGAAATACCGTTTCATCGGATAAGTAAAATGGTTTCACTTCTCACCCCCGCGCCATGCGGATAATGTCTTCGTTTGTCATAGTTACACCCAGCTAGTGTCTGTGAGTCTGGCCGCCAGCCCTGTCTGAGAGCTGTCGATCAGTTGTGGTTGTTTTGTCTTGGTCACCCAATTGGTGACTGCTGCTTTCCAACTCTTCATCGGGTTCCGGCCGACCTTCCAGCCGTTGCTTTCGTAGTAGGCCAGGAATCTGTTTGCTTCGTGCGTAGGATCTTGTGTTCTTCCGTTCATTTCAGTGATTACCTCATCGAGAGCGGGTGGCGCGAAGCGCTTACTCTGGTTAGTGGTTATTTGGTTAGTGGTTAACTGGTTAGTGGTTAACCTTTTTTTGGGTTGCCACTGGGTTTCCACTGGTAACCCACTGGGTTTTTCTGGGTTTCCACTGGGTTTTCGTGGCCTTCCACCGGATTTGCCGTTAAGTGCCTGTTTCTCGCAGTATTTTTTGTATTCTGCGATTTCCTCAACCACTCGACCCTGAATGTACTGACCAGTTTCTGGCGACAGGGTGAACATCCTAGAAAGGACGAAATCGACCGCTGCAATCTCGTCTGGCGAGACCGCCCAAGTCCACTCAATGGCTTCGTCGCGGGTGGGGAAACGCTCGCGGTCATAGCAAGCGTCAAGCAATAGGTTGTAAACACCATGCTGCAAGATGGTCAGCCGACCAGCCTTTTTGGCGTAATCGCCCAAGTTTCGTCTGTAGTAGTGCATCAGCACTCCTCCAGCGAATTGCTTTTTAGTCGATTTTTATAGGCTGGAATGATCTGCAAATTCCAAGGGACATGAAGTCCGCACGCCTTTTCTGCCAACAGAGGAACGATATGATCGACCTCATGCTTTATGCCAGAGTCTTTAGAGATCTCGCGAGACTTGGCATAAATGTCGAGCATTTCTTGATGGTGACTTGGTGTCAGCCATTTGGGTAATGCATTTGCCTTCATGGCGCGCCTTTTCGCCGCGAACGCGCATCGAACCTCCTTTGACAGATTAGCGGCCCAATGTCGCTTTGATCCTCCGTTTTTAAATTCTGCGATTTCTCGGTCAACACGCCTGTTGTGCCACGATCCATCAGGCTGCTGAAAAAAGAACTCTCGGAGAACAATCTCAACGGAGTCTATATGCGATTGCATACGGATCAGACTGGCAACTTCACCGACAGATGGTGGCAGCCCAACTTCCTTCGAGTAACAGTAGTCCAGCATCCGCCTATAGGCGATGTCCTCGAATTCGGTTAAATGCCGAGTGTAACTAGCGTAATCGCGAATATTGAAATTGTAGTAGTGCATTGAACATCCTCGGAAGCTGCCCCCTGGTCGAAATGCCGCGCAAGGCACAACCAGGAGGGTCAGAGTTACGGCAACAGGGGGCAGCTTCGGAGAATGCTCACTATTGCCTTGCATTGTTTCCAGATTCGACGCTGGTGACACAATACTAACCCCCTTCCTGCTCGAAGGGAAGCTCCAATTGTTCGGCCGCAAGCCAGCACTCCCCGCACAAACCATCAGGGTTCGCCCCGCAGCGGCAGATCATACGGCTACCTTCAGGGCATCGCCGTCCTTGGAGTAGAGCTTGATAACTACCTGGCCCTCCGGGGTTTCGATCACGATCGTCCGGTGGCAATAGCCGGATTTTTCGTTGTAAAGCAATTCGCCCAGATTGATGTTCACTACATTGCGCACTTCGATGTTCATGCGTATTCCTCTTGGATTAGTTGTTCAATTGTTTCAATGTCACGGTCTGTCATTTTGCGCTGAAGCCACGGCGCAGGGCGGCCTCGACGGTCGCAGACGATGTACTCTGCGCACTCGCCGTCTGCCGGGTGGCAGTCCTCCGGCAGCAGGTGGGTGATGGCTGGGGTTGACCAGCCGGTGCTGATTACGTCGATCAGGCAGGGTATGCCCGAAATGCGCGCTTCGATCATGCTATTCGCCCTCGAACTCGCTTGTGGTCTTGATCTCCGGCATTTGTGCCGGGTAGAAGCCAACGTGCCGAAACACGTTGACCTTACGGACAGATCCATCTGGCTGGGCCTGCTCCACGCTCTCCCGCGTGGAAAAAGCATACAGGGCTTCGATGCCCTGGAGGTGCAGGGCATCTTCAAGGTGGCGCATGAAAAAAGGTGCGCCACCGATCATGGCGCGGGTTGCGCCATTGGCTTTAGCAATTTGGGCGATTTCTCTTGCCCTGAAAAAACAGGTACTGTACTGCGGCACCGTCTCAAAGGTGCCGAGAGACTTGACAATCTCCCAGTGGGTGGGATTGACCACCCCGGCGGCAATCTGCTCTGGGGTTGGGGCGTGCTGCGTCAAATTGACGATCATGGTTTTGCTCCTAAAGGTTATGGTTCAACGGCGCTGGATAACGCCGCCAATGGTGCGCGTCCAATACAACCCCTTCGGGTTGTACTTTTTGTGCCACAGCAGGGCGCTCATGCTCCGCTGGTACTGCTCTGGAACTTCGAGCATTTTGGCTCCCAACTGGGCGAGCCGCTGAAGATCAGACGCTTTTGCTGCGTCTGCGATTTGGTCTGCCCGTGACTGGGCAGCCTGATTTTTCTGCTCGGCCTGAGCAGCGAATGCTGCCCGACGCTGGGACTGCCACTCTGGGCAGTCAATGGTCTGCCAGTCAAAGCCGGCAAACTTGGCTTTGGCAGCCTCGATGGCTGCCCAAGCCCATTCGGGGGCTTGGATGTCGCGACCACGCGGGGTGGTCTGGGCGGCAGCCTGCACCGTCATGCAGGCCACGAACAGCAGCCGCATTTCTGCGTCGCCGCTGTCGATTGGTTCTGCGAAGTCTTTCATGCTGCCTCCTGCTGGGTTGGTTTGTCTCGACTACGGAACGGACTGTAAACACTTTCATTTACTCATGCAAGCCTTTTTGTAAAATATTTTCTTGCCGCATGAAATATATTGCTTTACACCCTGCCAGCAATCAGTTATGGTGCGCCCGTGCAATCCAGCACTCAATGAGAACAAAACCATGTACAAACAGATTTGGCAGACCCTTTCTAAGATTGACTGCACCCCCCATGTAGAAAAGAAAAACGGCCTCAGCTACCTAAGCTGGGCTTGGGCATGGGGGGTTCTAATGGAACACTACCCCGATGCCCAATACAGCTTCGACACACCACAGGTGTTCCCAAATAACACCCAGATGGTGTTCTGCACCGTCACCATTGGCGAATGCTCGCGCCGTATGTGGCTGCCCGTGATGGATCACCGCAATAAAGCAATCGTTGATCCGGACAGTTTTGCGGTCAACACAAGCATGATGCGGTGCTTGGTGAAGTGCCTCGCCCTGTACGGGCTTGGACACTACATCTATGCGGGAGAGGATCTTCCAGCCGTCGAGATCCAACCAATCACCGAGAGCCAGGTAGCAGAGCTGGTCGCGCTAATCGAAACGTTGGGCGAAAAGATCAACCTCGAAGCCTTCCTCGGCTTCTTCAAGATCGGCGGCCTAGCAGAGATGAAATCCTCGGACTTCGCCAAAGCCAAAGCGTTGTTGGAAAAGAAGGTCAAACAATGAAGGTCATCACCGCAGACCAGAGAACACCTGAATGGTACGCCGCTCGGCTGGGCGTACCTACCGCGTCCCAGTTTGGCAAACTCCTCACGCCTACCGGCAAGCGGTCAACGCAGGCAGATGGCTACATCAACAAACTTGTGGCCGAAATCCTCACGGGGAAATCAGACTTTGAAGAACCGAACGCGGCAATGGCTCGAGGAACGGAACTCGAACCGGAAGCGCGGGACTACTACTCCCTGATTAACCCCGTCGACGAAATCGGCTTCTGTCTTCATGAGGACGGCTTCGGCTGCTCGCCAGACGGCCTTGTAGGCTCTACGGGGCTGTTAGAGATCAAATGCCCGCTACCCCATACCCACGTTGAGTATTTGGTAGAAAACGCGTTGCCGGGCCTCTACGTACCGCAGGTGCAGGGCCAGCTTTTGGTGACAGGGAGAGAGTGGTGCGACTTTCTGAGTTATCACCCGGATATGCGGCCGCTACTGGTCAGGGTCGAAAGGGATCAGAAGTATATTTCTGCCCTTCATGAAGTATTGTTAGAAACCGTTGATAGAATAAACAAGCTCGCCAACCAATTGAGGAAAGACTGATGCACATGGGACAATTGCTGAAAGCGTACGTCGAAGGAAAACACCGGAAGAATACTGAATTCTGCCGGATGGTCGGGATTTCGAGCCAAAGACTTCAGGCTTACTTCCGGTCGGCGAACGTCCGCTGGTCGACCATCGAGATGATCGCTGGGAAACTGGGAATGACTGGCGAGCAATTCGTTACAGCTCTGAAGGGGGGCCAAAATGGTCATCAAGCAGATCAAGCCTGACTGGTGGAGCCTGTCGTCAGATGATGGCGTTCAGCGTTTTGTTTGGTTCGGCCGAACACGCGAGGAAGTCTTGGCAAAGTTTCGGTCATGGCTGCGATGGCATGACCTCGAACGCGTGAGAGTGCGCCATGGAATGTAAATGCAACCAAGACTCATGGATCGGCGAGCCTGGGCCGATCTGCGACAGGTACGAACCTACCGCAGACCACTATTGCGTCTCATGCCACCACGATGCGTTGTGCCATGAGATGGATGGCTTAATTGGCGCTGAAGAACGATTGCCGGAACGGCACCCACTTTGAATAGGCCGCGTCGAAGTTGGCATCCGTGATGACCATCGTATTCCCGTTGCTGAATTGGAAGACAGTATCGGGGAAGGTCTTACCGGATGCCCTTGCCAGCGTGATTCCCATAGCAACCGCCGTCAGTCCGTTCTGGTCGTCTCGCGTAGCTGAACACATAACACCGTTGATGAGAGTGCCGACCAGCTTGGGGTCTTGTGGGGCGGGTTCTGGTGCTGGCGGAATTACCGGTATTGGCGGCGGCGGCGGTGCTACCCAAATATTATTTTCTAAATTCCAACCATTCTCCACTTCATCAGGAACAGTAATAAACTCGGAAACAATGTCAGGTGTAAAACAACCATCAGGCGATTCTGTCCTAACATCAACAGCAGAATTATTTACAATACGGGCAAATTTCATACGAGTCTCTCTTAATAGTCAGTGGTATCAATATCCTTCTGTCCAATACAAAATAACAGCACCATGACCACCGCTACCAGCCGTTGCAAAATTAGTAGCGCCACCACCGCCGCCATTACCGCCGTTTGCTACACCAGTACCAGAACCTCCGCCACCGCCGCCAAAGCCACCACTACCACCAGTGTGTCTACCTCCGCCTCCACCTCCGCCAAAACCGCCAATACCACCATATCCAAAAGAATTTTTAGATGAACCACCACCACCACCGCCATTAGCGCCTGATGTTGCTAGCAATAAGGGTATTAATGACGATGATGAAGTATCTGCTTGGCCGCTACCTCCACCACCAACAAGACCTCTGACAGGCAATAACAAGAATGGATTAATACTACCTGTTGCTTGAATGGGCGGTATACAAGGAATGGCCGGATATGGGGAAGCAGTGGAAGCATTTCCAGATATTCCTCCACCCGGCCCACCACCTTGCCCACCCGGCATAATTACGCCGCCGCTCGAACCGCTTGCACCTTTTTGCCCAGCAGAGGAAGAACCACCACCGCCGCCGCCAGACGTATAAGTATCAGAATCACCACTATCCCCCCCTCTATAAATACCACCACCACCGCCGCCAGCGCTAGAAGCACCAATACCATTTCCACCGGCACCGCCAAAACCTCCACCGCCGCCATAAGCGGCGCTAGCACCAGCCCCACCGGCACCACCGTTTCCATAAGGAGAACCAGCACCACCCCCACCACCATAGCCAGCGCTAGAAGTAGCAGCTCCTCCCGAAGCCGTAAAAGGCTGCCTAACTGCACCGGATATTGACCCGGTGCCGCCTGTGCCGCCTGAGCTGCTTTGAAGACCTCCGGTGGCTGACAACAGACTACCAAAGGAAGATGTTCCGCCGTTACTTGACGTAGTGCCTTGGCCTACTGTAATTGTAGGGAGAGTTTGTCCAGGAATTACATCAATTATTCCCATCGCAAAACCACCACCGCCGCCACCAATACCAGCACCTCCACCAATACCAGCACCTCCAGCACCGAAAACCATTACCAAAATTTGATACACGTTTTGGGGAACAATTTCTGAACTAAAAGTCCCATTGGTTAGAAAGGTCTTAAAAGAACGCCATTCAGGAGGAGCAATACGCGTAGGAGCCGCTGGCGGCAATGGGTATCCATAATTTCCTTTGTTCATGTTAGAAATCACCTCCGATGGCGATAACGTTAAATGTTTCTGCGTTATTTGTACTAGCTCTCAGAGAATACCCGTTTGGAAGTACAATTGGTAAAATCTGAGACATTGTGTTTGTATTTAATTGACTTTCCCATGAGGGGAGAGTGCTAGAAGGTGTAATAGCAACAACAGGAACCTCTGAAAGAAGACGAGCAGTTGTACCGTCATGGATAAACAATCGCAGCATACCCGCTGTTGTTGTTCCAGTAGCTTTTAAGGTAATCGCGTCAATTCGTGACCCAGACGAGCCAGCAGTAAAAATTGTTGCAATTGTTCCTGTCCCATCTCTATTTGTATTTGCGGTTAACACTTGCCCCATGCCTGTTTTTGGGGCTGCCGCGTAGTTTGCATTTGTCGCCATTTCAGATTACTCCTTGTGCCATTAGTATAAAACTTGGGGTTAATTGTTGATCCGCCCAGACAATATTTGATCCATCTGAAGATATAATTCTATTCAGGTTTCCAGTTGCAGTTAAAGATGAAAAACTATTTGTACCATTTCCTACAACTATACCTGTTAATGAGGCGGCTCCTGTGCCCCCGTTGGCCACCGAAACAGGCGAAGAAAGAGAGAGCGCAGTCCAACTTGCCGAAAGACTCGGGTCGGTTGTCCCGCTTGTGTTTGTATTTGCGCGATAGGACTTGAAGTTAATCGGAGACCAGACAACAGCACCTGTTAGGTATGACTGTCCACTTACCCATTGAGTGGCATTACTAGCCGCCTCAATCGCATCAATGGCGGCAGCGGCCGCAACATCAACATCATCAACAGCGGCCTCCGCCTGAACAGCAGCAGCCTCGGCCTGGTTCTTGGCTACCACCGCAGCGTTCTTTTCTGCAAGGGCGTCTGACGCGCTTGTAGCGGCGGCACTGGCGCTCGATGCAGCAGCGCTCGCACTGCCTGACGCAGCCGTAGCGCTTGCGCTGGCCGCACTAGCGCTCGCAGCAGCAGCAGCGGAAGACCCAACCCACCAAGACGGAGAACTCGCTGGATTGTTTCCAGTGTTGGCGTTTTGCAAACTTGTGTACAAAACTCCATTCGTACCGACCACGTTGGCGTTGATCGCATAGGTCGATGTCGAATTCCAAACCAGCTGAATCGGAACCCACCATGACGTTTCGGTCGAAGGATTTTTGTTCAGGTTGGCGTTCTGAAGCGACTGATAAACAATCGCCTGATAGGTCACGACAGACCCTAGCTTGTAGGTCGTTCCTGCGCTCCACTCCACCGAGTACAGAAACGTCCACGATCCGGTAGTTGTGACAGGGTTGTTGTTTATGTTGTTGTTTACCAATGAGCGGTAGAACTCACCATTTGATCCTTTAACAACGTCGTTGGCCTGGTAGGTCTTGGTCGAAATCCACGCGTCACCGAAATTGGATTCAGTCTCTCCTACGGGATCACGAACCAGAATCTGCGTGTTGTCTGATTTGGTCAGGATCGCCTTTGCTACGCCATCGAAAAAGATGTTTGGCTGACGCCCCGCTGCCGTGAGTATCACGGGGTTCGCATTGAGGATCGTATAGTTTACGTCTGCGTAAGTGTTTTTCGGGGTCGTTGTCCCAGTTTCGTAGAAGTAGATTTTCCCGCTGACAAGAGGATCGCCAGCGTCATCAAAATATTGTGTATCGAGCGAACCAAAGCGAGCCATTGCTCATTCCTCGTTTGACTGTTGCGCGCCGAAACCAACTACCGCAGCAGATCGGCCCCTATAATCTGGCGACGCGACCCGGCGAAGCTCTGTCGTCAGCCTGTCCACGCTGCCAGTTTCCAAAAGCCGTCGCAGATCGTTCGGGTTCATGCCGGCTGTCAAAAGTATGTCGCCAGCCTGAATAAGCCCTTTCAGATAAAGGTCACTGCCTTTCTCGGCTCTCATGTTGTCAATGATACCAGTAACCTCGCGTGCAAGCTGTGTCGGACTTGTCACCAACGATGCAGCCTGACCGAGAGCCTGTTTGTATCCACCGGCTGGCATCAGCGACTCCTTGATCCGCTGAAGCTGTCCGGCGGTCGTCGAGTTGCCGATAACAGCGTTCCTTGTAACAACAAACTCGGTTTCTCGCCTCAGGCTATCCATAAACGCTTGTCGAGTTCTGGGATCAGTAAACAGCGTGCCCAGCTTCATCGCGTCGCCATTTTTGCCGAACAATGTCTGTACCTGGTTGCGGGTTGCGCCGGTGTTGTCAATCCGATTCAAAATGGCTTCTTTCGCGCCCAATATGTAAGCGTTCCTTTCAGGTTGCGTCATGACGCTCGTCAGGTCTCGCAATTCTCGTGCATTGGTCTGGAAAATCTCTCCACCCAATGTCGCAGCGTCTTCAATTGCCATTCTTCCAGCGTACAGTTGCCGCGCCTGCCCATATTCTGGGATTTGCGCGTCAGCCTCTCGTACCATGTAATTGCGCAACTGAATCAGCCGTCTCGCTTCTTGATTCTGTCCACCTCGAAGCGCAGCGCCAATCTGGTCATCCAGAGCGCGTTTCGTTTCGTCGATCAGATCAAAATTGCTTACTTGCTCGCCCATCGCTCGACGGTCAGCAAGCCGTCTCTGCACTTCCGGCTGGACTCGGCCGATGGCGCTGTCACCTTCAAACCTAGCCCTCAAAGCTGGCGGAATGGATATTCCCTGCTGAGATGCTTGTTGGTAAAGCTGACGAACTTGTGGGCCAAGCGTCTGATCGACGGTTTGCAGGTAATTGTCCAAGCTGTCAGCACTGATGATATCCATCGACTGCGCAATCCGCGATCCAGATCCGGCCTGACGCTGGTTTACAGCCCTGCGGGCCTGTCCTGATATCCCTTCGTCCACGTTCATCGCCGCTCTTAGAATCTCGCGGAATGACTGGTCAATGTCCGCCGGAAGGGCATTAGGGCCGAGAGATCGGTACTGCCTCATCGCGTCGTCGACCGACATCCCAGATGCCCTCAGAGACTTCGCCAACATCTCTCCGGCAATATCCTGACGCGCTCGCGATAGGTTGCCAGCCATCGCGGTGAAGTCCGTTTTATTCGTTAGCATCCGGTCAATCCCAGAGATGATCGGGATACCAGTAGCTCCACCGGCTAACGCACCGACAAACTCGCCGCCAGGAAGCCCCGTTTCTTTGCCTATCTCGCCACCGGTTACAGCTCCGGCTGTTGCGATAGCCTCTTGCGTTGGCGTTGTCCTAGCCATCTCGGTCGCAACTCGCCTCGCAACAGATGGCGCAGCCGTTTGGGGAAGCATTCTCATGCCCGCTCGCAACAACGCCTGCGGCCCCATAGCCATAGGCAGAGCCTCGCCAGCACCAGAAACAATTTGCTGCGAAAGCCCCGGTTGCATATATGACCCAGCGGGAGCCAGCGCGCCGATTGACTCAAGCGATCCTCGAACCGTCGGAATCCTTGCTTGCGCTCCTGAAATCTGCAAAAGGCTGTTGACTGCATTCGGGCCTAGGAAGTCGATTACATCCGCAACCGATCTCCCCGCTGCATTGGCTGCTTCCATCAATGGTCGCGTGCCAGGCAGGCTGTAAAGCGTGCTCAATATCGGGTCGGACTGGATTCCTTGCTGGAACTGCGAAGGCTGCGGCGCGTTAGACATTGCCTGACTCACAATATCCTGCCTGCTTCGCTGAACAACAGGAACATCGGTCTGCGGCGAGACCTTTGCCGCCATTGCCTCTTGCAAGATTTGTTCTCTGGTTTTAGCCATTACTTGCCACCAATGAATTCGCGCTTGTCTGCGTCAGGCAGTCTATCCCATGCCTCTTTCGTGCCACCCATTTGCGTCCACTCTGCTGGCATTGTCAATTCGCCGGTAGACCATGAATCCAACATAGAAATCGCATTGTTCAACTCACGAACGGTTGAGGAATCATTTGCTTCCTCCGCTCTATCCAGTGCTTTTTCAACGGATGTTTTAGCAACGCTTAATGCTTGATTCAACAAACGGATGTTGGTGTCGGTATTTCGACCGATAGACGCTTCAATTCTTTCAAGCCTCTGCCCCTCGCCAGCCGTGAATGCTGAACCGAATATTGGCCTAAGCTGCTGCAATACATTCATTGAAATC